CTAAGATCAACTACCAATTCCACTCCCCCTTTAGCTGAATAAGAACCTTTGATTCCCTCGTCTTGAAAGCCAACACTAACAGGAGTTGTGCAAGCCCCTATTGCCAAGATTGCCAAAGCAATAAGCAGTAGGGATAAGTAGCTAATTACTGATCTGATTTTATCCATTGTTCTCATAATTTTATTTTTGTTGTTAGAGTTATCTTCCTTTTTTAGTTACTTTGCAATACCATCCGTGAACATCAACTGTTAGATCATCTGCTGAACTAAGAATAAATTGCGCTGGTTTTGTGATAGTGTTTGCGTTTCTCATGTAGATTCCATTGTATCTAATAACCGCAACCGCCCCAGCTGTTTTATGCTCTTGATTAACTACGAATGGAATAGTAAAAGGTGTCCCCCCTTGCCCTAACTCCATATCAATAGAAAAAGTTTGATTATTAACTGTAGTAGTTACCTCAAGATCTAACCGAATATCAATCATGTCTCCGATATTTAATTCAGTAAAAGCAAATCTGTTAGTTGCCGTGTTCCAAACATCAGTGACGGCTGTATCTGGTAAATTTTTGTAGGTTTCAACTCCCCCCCCGTTATTGTTTAATGCTATCGGAGTTCCTCCTGTTAGAGATTGCGGGGCTAGTGTATTTCTATAATCAAAAATGCCAAAATCCCATAAGTCTGCTATTCCGATTATTGAAGATTCCATTTTCTGAACCCCCAAGACTGGAACTCCATTAGGAACGATAAATTTGTCTGCTGTTAGTGCCATGTTTTTATTCTGTGTTTAAGGTTACTTGTTCTCCAAATTCGTCTTCATCTTTATCTATTAAAATGTTAGCTGTTGGAGATTCGCTATCTGTCAATTCTGTAGGTACATCCACCCGTCCAGATATAGTTGTTGCTTCTGAGGTGTTACCTCCGCTGATATTGGCAGAAACAGATATCATGACTTCCTCATCTAATATATCATGATCTGCTGGAACAATGAAGCTTGAACTGGTTGAAGTAAGATTGTTAGATATTTCTATAAATGTATCCCCGTCTAAAGAATACTCAACTAAGTAGCTTGTAGCTTCTGGGGCTGCATCCCAAGAAAAGCTAACTTGTCTTGTCAGATCGTTGTAGTCCGTTTGCTGTAGTCCAGTCACAGAGGGAGCAACTATAACAGGCTCAAGCTCTTCATATTCTAATTCTGGGGGGTCTTCATTATCCTTTAAAAACCTACCAAAGTTTTCAACTACACATTCAATGCTCATCTTGTCATAGCTGTTAGAAACAACTTTGTTTATTTTGCACAAATATCCATCAGATTCTAAAGGTCCAAAAATGTAAATTGGCGGTTGATGTCTTTGATCATCTAAAGGAATTAGCAAAGGGTCAATTTGACCTAACGGATCTGCTAATTCAACTTGGTATTCCTCTCCTGCAACTGCCACCACCTCGAAAGGTCCATATGACTCACCATTCTTTTTCCTAAAGATAATTGTGTGAGTTGAATTGATTGAGAAAACAGGAATTTCTGACAGAGTAAAGATGCGGTTATTGAATATAGAAACCAAATATCCATCTTGCCCGTTTTCTGAAACATCAGTGCAAACTTTTATCATATCTCCATAGGTCAAAGCGACTCCAGAAAAATCAGTTTCAAATTTTATTTGCTGCCTGTTATAATACTCACTTGCCCAAAGATAATTGGCTAATCTTTTTGCGTGTTTTCTTCTGGTGACTCCCGAAAAATTTATTGTTTTAGGGTTTGAGGCGGTTTGAGTTCCTATGGTTGCCGTCACAGTTTGGTTTTTCCATGTTTTATGGTCTAAATACGTTGCTACCAATCCATCATTTAAGTCATTGTTCCAAATTCTTCTTGTTAGTTTTAAGCTTCCCTCAAGTATATTTTCTCTGTTAAAAATAGCTACTGGAATTGCGTTTGGCTCATCTCTAACAACACTTATTTTACCCCCTACCATTATTGGAGTACATCTGCAGACAAAGCAGCACATTTTGATAGCATCCCAAACTGTAGTAGTCTTGGTAAAAACCCAGTCAAAATTCTCATTTGCTTCTTTAGCTTGAGCTACTGCTACCCTAATTGCGGGAATATCCATAAGCTCTTGTTCTCGCCCTTCCATCCTACCTCCCCAATCGGCTCGCAAAATGCTACACATAGCCCAAATTGGATTTCTTGCTTCATCTGGGGCAAATTCTGCAGCCCCTACCCAATTAGTAGAAAAGTCCGAAGTTAGCACTCTAACATTTCTGTTACATAAAACTGTTACCTTGTTAGATTGCGTGTTTTGAGCGGCTAAAGTTTCCATTGAGAACCAAGGAAAATCAAAATATGCCAATTTGGTATTGGGTGTTTTATCAGTGTTCCCTCTATAGCCTTTGCAAAGATCCCAATAAACTTTGTTAGATCCTTTACCATCTAAAATCGCATTATTTGTTCTTTTGGCTCTTATCTCCCATCTTGCTTTGTACGGGGCTTTTGCATATATCGTAAATCTTATGGGTTGTGCTGTTTGATAGGCTCTGTTGACTTCCCGAAGTAACATCCAGCTTCCTATAGGGGTAGAGTCATTATCAATCTCTCTTATTTGAAATTTAAACTTAACTGATACAGAGCGCATCTTGCCTTTTGAGTCCATTCTGTATCCTCCGTTTGGCAAGGAAATATCACAAGCGATTTTTTTAATCGTTGTGTTAGGCGGGTTGATTTTATAAGGTCCAGCAAATTCAGTGTAATCTTTTTGGTTAGGTGCTAACAACTCTAAGCCTTTCACCTGTCTGCAAAGGCTTATATTATTATACCCATGACGAGTAAGCCTTGAGTTTGGGCTGTTACCAAAATTCCCAAATGAATCATATTTAACATTATCGTTATCATCAACTCTGGTATCATCTAACAGAAGAATTTCTTGCTCCCACCCTGCAGGGTAGGGCGGGTTTCCAGCATAATAAAAAACTCCATGCCCTAACGTAAATCTTTGGTAGAGATATTGTTTGTTGTTGTCGTACAATGTGAAGGGCTGCATTATGTAAGAAGGATACAACTTGTTTCTTCCATAAGCATCTTCTATGGGTTGATTCAATCTTGCTTGGTTTTTTTGCCCATCAATACTAAATACTGGATCTCCGCTTTCTGGCGTGTCTTGAGCTACGGGGGCTACAAGAAACAAAATCGCAACTACTAACAGAATCACAACAATAGCTAAGACGATTGAGACAGGATCTCCAATGTTTACGATGAAGCAAATTTTGTCTTCTTCTTCTATTTCAACCTCCCCCCATTCTTCTCTTAGTGGATGGAATCTATCTTCTCCACGCATCAAAACACAAATCCAAGGAGTTTCCTCCCATTTTCCTAGCATCTTGTTAGCACACTCTAACAGCGTTCCTTGTGCTTTGTAATTAATGCACCTAGTAGCGTGGGGATCTTGTGCGTCTTTCGTTATTGTTACTAAAGCCATTCTAAAAAAGTTCCTTTAATTGATCTTGTTAATTCTGCTCTTTTTAGTGGCTCGTAAACCACCCCAGATTTAGAAACGCAATGCAGAACGCTTTTTGTTTCTGGAAAATAAATCCCTGTGTGAATAGCTAAATCTCCACGCTTAAAAGAAACAACGCAAAAATCTTTCGGGTCTTTTACCTCCTTTAAATATTTGCCTTTGATTTCCTTTGTCGCAGCGTTTTTTGCTTTGTTAGTTGTTCTCGTTATATACTCAAAAGGCTTAGGCGTTTCTATTCCTAACTCCTTATAAAAATACCAGACAAGCCCCCAGCAGTCAAAGCCATTACGATCTAACCCGCCCGACAAATACTTGCACCCGATAAGGCTAATTATTAAGGGCTTTGTAGTCTTGGATTGTGTAGAGTTTGTTTGGGTATTTTGCATTAATTAAAGATCTGTATGTTGCTCTTGCATTTACTTGAAAGGGAGTAATTTGAACACTTAAAATTTCAACTGTTAGAGGGGGGTCGTTTTGGACTACTGGAAGCCCTTGGAAGTGAGTATCTGGATTATAACCTAAGTCATTTTCTCCCACATAAATTCTGTAAACTAAAGTTATTGGTGCTGTGCTTTCTACTGGAACGCTTTTTAGAAACTTAGAAGCTTTCCCATCTATGTTAGGAAAGGCAATATTAACAAAACTAACTCCTTCACTGTTAGATTGTGGCAGAGAAAGACTGAAAGAACCCGCTTCAAAAATTATCTTTTCTCCCCCTGCACTTCCAGCCCAAGCGAATAAATCTTCTCTGTCATTTACTATATTTACAGATCCCCCGCTTGGATGATAAACGCTAACAGTTTCCAAAATTGGAATGTCTCTGTGATTTAATGCCCCAACTTCTTTTAATGCTTCGCTAATGCTTGTGTTCATTTGTTAGATAGTTAATTAAAATGCAATCCAAATAAAGTTATTTTCTTTTGCTCTTTCTTCTACATAAGCAGTATCTTGCTCCCCCTCTTGGCTTGTAGTGCCTCCCGTTGCAGAACCCGCATTTAGATCACTTGTTACAGTATAGGTATTAGAAGTTACAGCACTAACAGTATGCAGCTTATCATAAGCAGAAACGGAAGATCCTGCAATTACTGTATAATCTCCAATGCTTAAACCATGCGATACTGCAGTCGTTACTGTGAAATCTGTTAGGGTGCTTGTTATTGAGGTTACTACAATATCAATTCTATTTCTTGCGGGGAATAAAGCCCCAGATTGCCAGCATGGGTTTCCTTGAATTTTAATTGCATTAGCTCCAAATACCAAAGTCGAATCTCCATATAAATTATCAACTACTGCTTTTAATGCGCCTATGTTTAAGGCACAATTTTGCCAATCATTTTCTCCTCTAAATGGAAACGGGCTATTTCCAAGAATGTTTATTGTTGTTAGAGAGCTATTATTTTCAAGATCTAAATTTCCTCTGCCCTCATCAACTCCAACACTTGGGCAGCCATTTATGGTGATAGTTGTTAGACTTGCACAACCAGATATTTCTAAGTCTGGATCTGCGCTAGTAGGAAACTCGGAATAAAAATCATATTCGCTTAAATCCAATGTTGCTAGAGCGTCATTGTTTTGTATCCTGCTTCTTGCAACCCTGCATTTTGCAAGGTTAGGTGAGGGATTAGTTACCCAACTAACAAGATTTACGTTGTTAGAAATTTCTAAAGCCATTTGAGTCTGTAATTGAGGGATAATTTGCGAGTCATCTTCTAAATCAAACACAAGGTTTTTCAGATTTGTCACTGAAGACATTCTTATCTTTTCAAAATTACTTCTTATCGGGTAAGTAAAAGTTCCGTTAGGCTCTGGCATTTGATAATTAGGAACTTGAACAAAATCTATGTTTCTCCAATAATGCTTCGGTAAATTGGCTTTTGGTTTCCACTCGTAAAGAAGATAGGCAGCAAAAAATGCTATTTGATCTAACACTTGTGACTCTTTTGGTGTTGGATCTGAGTTTGATATATTAGCGTAAGCATTGACAACAAAAATTTCTTGTTGTGGTGTTTCTGGGAGCGTTTTAGTTCCGCTATCTCCGTTAGTTGTTAGTAAGGTCGTGCCGTCCCAATACTGGTAAGCTAAAGGGACAGTATTATTTACTGTCCTTATTGCTGTTTTTAGCCTTGTGGCAGAAGAAAAGCCCGTGTTATTTACATACTTTAAAACAATAGTATCTAATTCACCTGCTATTGTTAGATCTCCTACATCAATCAAGTTTCCTAACTCTAACTCGTTAATAGTTTCTACTTCTTTAAACTCTATTTTTGCTTGAACAGCTACAGATCCGATGCTCCTATACTTGTAGCTAAAATCAGAAACAAATTTAACTTGGCATTGTGTTAGAACTTGTGCGCCTCCCACTGGCAAATCAATGAAAAACCAATCATTTCCATTTCTTAGATAGTGCTTCCAAACTCCTTTAAAGATTTGGAATTGTTCTTTTAAAAATGAAAAATTTACAGTGCCTTCTTCTAAAGGTGTTGACCATCTTTGCCGTTGTACAGTCCTTCCAGACTCCATTTTTTTGCGGAGGTTCTGGCTCTTGTTAGTTACGCTTAAAGTAGCGGGATTAGGCAAGTTTGTATCATTCCAATCTATCATATTATTATCGTCTATTTAATCCGTAGTTAGTTTCTAGTGCTGGAACAAAATCACCACCCCCCTCTCTGGCTTCATTTGTTAGTTCTATCTTGGCTTGCTCTACTGCTTGCGCAACAATTATCTTAAAGTTGCCGTCATCGTCTTGCTCTACTTCTCCCTCTAACTGAACAGGTGCATTGTTTACAATAGTTACATTCCCGCCTCTTGATCCTCCCGCTATTGGATTGTTAGCTTGTGCAAAAAGGTTAGATTGCTGAGTTTTGTTTAGAACCATTTCCCCGCTATTTAGTCTGGCGTTTATCTGATCTCCCCCGTAAGAAGCACCGCTTACAATACCTCCTTGCTGGTATGCAGGAGGCTGCTGAGAGCGTATCTGTGCCACTTGAGCCAATCCGTAAGCAATATTACCCGCTGCAGCTATAAAGTTGTAGGGATAAGGAACAGTAGCCATCGCTTTTGCTGCGCTTTGATATGTGCTTATTGTGGCTTCTACTATCGCAAATGCTTGCGCTGTTTTAAATCCCTTTTTGCCAAATGCTCCAGCTAATGCACTCATGCCTCCAAAGAAGTCTTTTGTCGCATCAAGTTTTTGATTCAAAGAATCACGTTCTGCTTTAAGCCTTTGTTCGATTGCGTCATCTTCTATTTTTTTTATTAAATCCGTTCTCTGCTGATAAGTTAGATTTGTAGCTTCGTTAATAATCTTTCTCTTGTCTTCTTCGTGCCTTGCAATTCTTTGCAAATCCGATTCATAATATTGTTCTAACTGTTCAGCTTCTTGGTCAATGCCTTCCTGTAAATCAATAGCCTTGTTAGTTGCGCCTTGTCTCTCTTCATCTGGCTTTATGTCTTCTGCAAATTGATCTCCCGCTCTTTGTATAAATTGCGCTTCTTCTTCTGGCTCAAATTTTGCTTTTTTAATTTCGGTTACTGTTCTCGTATATTCTATGGAAGCCCTTTCTTGCTTTGTTGCCAGATTTTCTCTTATAACTTCTCTTGCTGATTGAGCTGCCCTTTTCCCCTTTTCAGCGTTTTGATCTCTTAATGCTTGAAGCTGATTTTCGTAAAGATTTAAAAGCCATTGCTGATCTGCATTTAGCGTTTTGCCTGTGGCAAGAAAATCATCAAAAACTGTTAGCTTATCTTCAAGAATTTTTATGTTCTTGTCGGTTTCCTCGCCAAACATTGCAGCAAGTTTTATTTCCGCTCCTGCAATATCTAACGCTTTTTGTCCTATATCAATAAGCTCTTGGTTTGATTCAGCTATAAGACCGAATACAGTTGCGAATGTTTTCCCGAAAGATTGAACTCTACCTTCTACTTCACCAAAAGTTTGTTTTAATTTTGCAGCTTCCGCTCTCCATTGTTCTGTTGTAATTTTGTTGCTTGTAAGCAACTCATTTAATCTTGCAAGTTTTACAATTATTTTAAATTGTTCTTCTGCAATTTGACCTCCAGCACCTCCGATTCTCATGTAAACCCCAAGTTGCTTTTCTAACTCTTTGGTCGTTTCAAGTTCCGCAGCTACTCGATTTCGTGAGGCTGTTAGGTTTGCAAGATTAGCCAAGCCTTTTTTGTATTCTGATAAAGTAATCTTTCCTCGGTTAAGATTATCAGCCATGACTTTCAAAGATTGCGAAACCCTTTTTATGTCATCATCTAACTGTTGTAGATTCTCTTCGCCTCCGTAGTCGCTTGCTATTTTTCTTTGCTTGGCTAACTCTTTTTCAACCTCTAACACCTTCTCTGCAACTTTTAATAGTGAGCCAGATCTTAAAGCCCTTTTCTCTGCTGAGTCTGCTAAACTTTTTTCATACTTGGCAATATCAACCGCTCCATCCTCTAACTTTTTACCAAAGTTTTCAACTTGTTGCTCTGCATTTTGCCCTAAGAAAATCCATCTTCCTATGATAGCGGGAAATTCGTTTAATGCTATAAAGTATGCTCTGAAAATTTCTGGATCTGCTAACACATCAGCAAAGTCTGCAATAGAACCAGAAAGCCCTTCGTTAGCCCCTGTAGCTTGGTTAGCATTTTCTGCCATGATTAAAAACGAATTGCCAAGTTTTTTTAATGATGTGCCAAGCGTTTCTCCTGCTATTTTCGAGGCTTCTGCAGTATCTCCAGAGGCTTCCCCTATCGCTTCAATAGCCTTCTTTGTTTCCTCTAACTTCGCTCCTGTTATGGATGCGGTTAGACTATAAGCCTCAATAGATCTCAAAGCCTTCACAAGCACTTCGTCACTACCACCAGCCGCTAACCTAACTTTCTCTAACGCTCCCGCTAATCCTTCTTGCTCAATTAAAGCTCTGCCACCCTCAACGCCTAACTTCTCATAGATTGCAGCCATCGTTTCGGATGGATTCAAAAGTGCAACAATGGCAGCTTTAACTTGTGTGAAACTCTCTGCTGTTTTAACTCCCTGCTTTGTCGTGGCTGCAGTGATGCCTAACAATTCTTCTAAACTAACTCCTGCCGTGTTAGCTGTGGCTGAAGCCCTAGCAAGACTCCTAGCAAGTAAAGGTATGGTTGTCTTGCCTAACTTTACAGTTCTGAATAATTGGTCACTAACTTGCGTTGCGTTATCGGCAGACTTGCCATAACTATCCAGTGCTGTTGTTAGAAGATCTGTAGCAGATCCAATATCTGCCAAGCCACCTTGCGCTAATTGCGCTGCAACTTTAACAAATTTATCAACCTCTGCAGTAGGAACACCCGCTGAGATTGCTTGGTAAAAACCTTCTGCTGCTTCTGTAGCATCAACTCCAAGTGCTTGAGCGATCCCTAACGCTTTCAATCGAAGCGAATCCATTTCTTTAGCACTAGCCCCTGCAATAGTTTGCACCTCCTTCATGGCGGTATTAAACTTTAGCCACTCTCTTGTTGTTTTTACAACTGTAGCTCCCACTGCAGTTACTCCTACTGCCAATGCTCCAAAGGCAATTCTTGATGCTGTAGCTCCCGCCGCTATTTTTTTAGTAACAGAAGATCCAGCATTACCCAAGGAGTTGAGTTTGGTTCTGGCTTGAGTAATTCCAGTTGAATCAACTGTTAGTCTTAATCTTGCTACGTCTTCAATCATGGAGGCTATTCAGTTGTATTTGGTCTATAAGTCTAATTGCTTTAATGTCAAAATCGCTTAGTTCAATTCCTGTTAGGCTTGACCAGCAATCAATTTCTTTAAAATCAATAGGCTTATCTGTTTTTAATTCTTGGTAATATTCTAAGACGTATAAAAGATGATCTGGTAACGGTTTTAATTCTTCTAATTCTTTTGGCTTAACTCCTGTTGTTTTCCAAACTTGTTTTAAGTGCTGGATTTGAGAAGTTTTGCTTCCTTCTGGTCTTTTTTGGAGCTTGAATTGTTCTCTTGCAAAATTCTCGATTCTTCCAAGCTCCTTTTGATAAAATTTTTCCTTCTGGCTGATGCCACATCAATTTCTTGCGCTAAAATTGGAGCGTCTTTTAATACCTTAATAATGTTAGAGTTTGTACACTTGTAAGGTGTGCCGTCATCATTTTTAAAACTCCAAGAGACTACAACTGAAGCAAGCAAAGCTAATGTTATTTTGTCGGCTTCTATAACGGAATCTAAATTCTCATCCGCTTCAGCCAACTCATGAATTTCTAACAGCTTCTTTCTAAATTTCGATTGGGCTTTTTTAAAAGAAACAGAATCTGTGCTTTTAATTTTAATCCAATGTTCTGTTTCGTTTCCCTCAACATCTGTTAGTGGAATCTTAACTCCTTCTTCTGATAATTTCGCTGTGGCGAATCCTTCTAGGTCTTTCATTTTTTTTTTAATTAGTGTGCGTTGCTTTTCGCTAAAGGATGCGCACCCCCCTTTGCATGAGGCAGAAAAGAATTAAACTGCCGAGCGATCTATTTGGATGTTAGACAATACTGTTGTATCATCAACAAGTGCTTGGAATGGCACTGCAAGGGTTATTGCCCCTGCTCCACTCACATCGGGATTAGCTCCTCCTGTATAAGTGACGCGAGGGATCAGAAATTCATACTTGTTAGTTCCATCGTTAAGTTCAAATTCAATGCTTGATTCTGTCTCATTGATAAACTTCTCAACCTGTTCAGCGTTCTCAAAATACATGGTTGCAGATCCTGTTAGCGTAGAACGTCCAATAGTTGGGTATTCGGTTAGATCAGATCCAACTACGTTTCGAGCCTCAAGACCATTTTCCAGAGTTAAGGTTAGTTCCGTAATGATGGAGATAAGAGTGCCGTCAACTTTAACAGATCCAGTGAATCCATTAAAAGGACAGTTTGCGCTTGTTGTCCCCAGAACTGATCCTGCTGGTTCTGTCTCATTTACTGACATATTCTGCCCGATAGTGCCGAAAGAGCCTGTAAGCGTCCCTACGGGTGCTACAGTGAGGTTCAGCGTGTTATACTCTACCCCCGTGTAAATATAGTAGGGTTTATCGGCAGCAAGTTGGTCTGAGAAATGGCGCATAAGCGTGAAACTCCTGCGAGTAACTCCACCTAACAAGCGATCAATTCCTACCCCGCCTCCGTCTACATCCCAAGTGCCTAACAGAACAGCTTCTAGCTCTTCGTCATAAGATCCATAGGAAATTTCAAAACCAATATCTCCAGCTACGGCTTTTACTCCGTGCTTGGCACATTTGATCTGGCGGTCTTCTCTTAGCTCTTCGCTAACAGTAATATCTTTCGACATTCCAAGACTAACAGCCGTATGGCGTAGTTTTTTGAATGAAGGAGTTGCGGGAGTTACCCCGTAAGTTGATTCCTCTACAGAGTAGAGGGCATGGCGTGAAGCATCTGACATAATATTTTTGTGTTTGGTGTTTAGTTAATTGTGCGTGTTAAGCGAGAATACCAGATCACCGACACAGGCACTCTAAAAAAGTTGTTAGCTATAAATCCATCAGTTCGCCCGCAATTGCGTATGCAAACTTCTTGCCCACTATAACTGAAACGCCTACCTGCTGTAAAGTAACTTCTGAGTTTGTCTGCGATATCTAACGCTTCTTTCTCTCCTTTACCGATAGGCACATAAATATCTAACTGAAGTATTCCCTCAAGTTCATCTTCTCCACCATCTCCAAGAGTAGCAACATCTGGAACGTCTGGCATATATGTTAGACCAATCCAAACCTTGTTCTGATCTGGTTCTTTTGGGCTGTTTTCTGTTATCACAGTATAGTCCCAACTTTCTGCTGTTGATAAATCAAAAAACGCTTTAACAAGGGAGGATCTAACTAATGAACTCATGATTCTTAAAATTTATTTTGCTTGTGCTGCTAACTTGCGAATACGCTTCTTAATTCTAAGGGCGTTTTTCCTAACCATTCCTTTCGATGCCTTTCTGCTAAATCCGTCTGAAGTTACTTTTTCTGTAGGTCCATTCCATCCTCCATACTCTGCCACTTTAGCATAGGCTAAGTTGTTAGTCATGTGTACTGCATCACCAAATTTGCCAAGATTGTTTGCAATTTTTGCTTTAGCTGCTGATCCTGTTTTATCTTCTCGACTCAGTTTTGAGTTTTTTGGTTTGCCTACTGAAGTTTGCCAGTTGCCCCTAAGCAATCCAGTGTCAGCAGGAGTATCATTTATAACGGCAGAAAAAAGGTCGATTATCACGCCTCTCCTAATTCGATCAACCTCTTTGACTGATCTGTTAGTGAAGTTAATTATGTCAGATTCGAAACTCATTTTTGTGATATTGCGTAAAGCAAAAAATAAATAACAATTAGGGCTGCACTAAACCAAATTAAAAATTTATCGTTGTCTTTTTCTAAACTCATAAGCTCATTGATTAAGAAGTTCATTATGTTTTTTAGATTTGTTTTTATAGACGAAATAGCCACCAACTTTCAAACCTAACATTATTTTTTTTCTACTCCACCATCCTACAGGACACCAGTGATTTGTCATTGCTCTTAATAAAACATTATCCGCTTTTTGTTTCCCATCTTTTCCAAAGAGTTGAGAAGTATAGAGGTAGTCATGTATTACAGCACTTCCGTTAGCGTTTTGAATTTTGCTGACTATTGATCTAACAATTTTGGGTATGCTGTAAAGATCTGTGATAAATCCCTTGGGAACTTTTATTGTTCCACATTCATCATCTTGGTAGATATAATCTCTAAGCAACTGCCACTTACCATCACCAATTTCCCTCAAGTCCAAAGGGAGAGGAAAAAAATCATTAGTATGATCTGTTAGGTGCTGTTTGTGGCTGTGCATTTAGTTGAATGTCGCTGCTAACTTTAGATAGTCATCTACCTTTTCTTGACTCCATCCAAGAGATGAAACCGCCCCAAGGAATAAAGGATGGTTGCTTGTAAAAGTTGCTGCATGATTCCATCCGTCAATCATATTCTGATCTCCGCTTGCTTCCACCAAAGAATCAACCGCTTGCCTATCTTCTGGCACTGTATTTAGAGCTTGTTTGATTTGATAGTTTGTTACGATTTTAGGCACTGCATTAATTAGTGCCTCATGCTCTTGGGTTTGCCTTGCCAATAATTCTTGTGCTGTTTCCATAATTTATTTTGTTAGGAGTTTCGTTTTAATTTTTTTGCCGTGCGGAATGTCTGAGTTTTCTTCATCGTTAGATTCAAAAATATTTAGATAGCCTACCCCGTTTTTACTTAGCCAAATATCATAAGGCTCTAACATGAATGGATCTTTTAATTCTCTGAGTTGAGCTAAGTTTGGTAGCGTTTGCAGCAAGTAATCAAAAGTTGATTTGTGATAATAAACCGCATGACTGCCTACAATGTTAGTAAATCTTTCGTTATGTAATTCTTCGCTGCCCTCTGTAAAATCGCCTCCTAAAAATGTCAAAGGGAAGGGAAACTTTTTTGGCAGTTCAGATTTTATGTCTGCATCATCTTCTAAAACAAGAACCTCATTTAATCCTTGTTGCTTTGCTAACTCTACTGCTTGCCTATGTCCTAACATACAGCCTAAATTTCCAAGACTCCAATCAATTCCAACTACGCCTGTTAGCCTCTCTTGAATTAGAAACTCATACTCGAAAGGTAGGTGAAATCTATCTCTCCTATCTTGCCTTTCTTTTAAGCTAATTACGTAAGTTTTCATTAAGGCATTTCCATAATCATTCCTTGAACTCTAACATCTATTGTTCCAGTTGGAGTTCCAAGGTAGCTTATTGTTGGTGTGAAAGTTGCAGTTGATGGTGCTGTAATATACCCTTCGATTTCTGAAAACCCTGCGTATGGTGAAAAGAATGAAGCATGATGCCTTGATGCTGATTGCTCATACCAGCTTCCCCCGTATTGTGTCGTGCCAGACCCGTAACTACCACCAGTAGTACTTATACCTTCATCATTCCAATGCGTTCCAACTAACCCCTCCTTTATCCCTGCTGTATTAGCCCAAGGGGTATGTGATAAATATATATACTCGACATCATTGCCTATTGAAGTTTCAGAAAGCACAAACACCTTAATATAGTAGGTAGTTCCGCTTGTCATTTGATAGCTTAATCCTGTAACAGAAGTAATAACATCAGCAGAAGTTGGCTTGGTAATGGTAAAAGAATTGTCAACATAACTTTTAACTACTGAAGAACCGCCTCCACCCCCTCCACCAGCTTGCCATGTTCCTACGCCGTTTGCATCAGACGTAAGCACGTAGTTTGCCGTTGCGCCCGTTGGCATTTTGAAGCCGTCAAACAGGTGCAAATTTTCTGTGTGCAAAGTGGATGTCGCAACTGATATTTTATTATTACACGTTATTATGCAACTATCATTATGTTGAAGTGTATTGTTTGCCCCGCCAAGAATATTTCCACGCACACTTGTAACAGTGTGGTTTAGTCCACCCAAAGTAGCTGACCAGTTGCCAGAGTTAGTGTGACCGCTACCACCCACAACTGTTGATCCTTGACCGCTTGCGGTTGAACCATCACCACCTAAAACTTCGCAGCTTAGACCAGATGCTGCGTTGCCAGTTCCACCAATGGCAACTGCATTTGCTCCTAATGCTGTGTTGCTGCCAGTGGTAATCCTGCCCAAATTAACATCATTATTAGTGGTTGCTCCGTTAGTTGTGACTGAATCAAGAGTAGGGTCTGATGGTTGCAAGGCAGTATCAGCTTTGTCTAACTGTGCTTGTGTAGCAAACTTGTTAGTAGTAGCTGAATCATCAATATCATCAGCGTCTAACACTACAGCCCCTGTTTGTGTGTTTACGCTATCAACTGGAGCGGAAGTAATATAA